CATTTTAGAAAATGTTGGTATAATATAGATAACCATATTTTATATTTTTGCAATTATGTTAAAAATATAAAATTCTAAATTATATAAGGAGAATTATTATGGGTATTGTTAATAACAAGAAAAGAAAAATAGAGGCGTTGCCCTCTCAACGAAGTGTTCAAAACGTAGTTGACGATTTGAATAGCAAGAAGAAGATGAAAGTTGATAAAAATTTTCAACGCAGAGTCGTCTGGACATCGAGAGACAGGAATGAATTCTTTGAGTCAGTCAGTCGCGGCATTGCAGTTTCTGGTATTATCGTGGCTGATATTCCAACGGGCATCGAAGCTTCAAAAGAAGCTAACGATGACTCTGGAGTTGCAAAATACGAGGAGCATCAGAACAAGGGCTACAAGTATGTGAGCGAAGACGGTATGAATCGTACCGATTCTCTCGTAAAGTTTCTCAAGGATGAGTGTTTCTTTACAGGCACTTTATATGATCTAGAACACAAGCCGCATAAAATTGATAATAAAAAGTTTAGTGATATGCCTGAAAGCGTCCAACATGCTTTTCGGAACAGTAACTTAATTGTGACTGTGGTTTATCACGCGCCTTACTCGAAACTTTGTGATATTTTTACAAATGTGAATGCCGGACAACCCCTCAATGCAGTAGAGAAAAGAAACGCGTTGTCAACGCCAATTTCTAGCTATATTAGGGATAAAGCCGAGGGCACCTTCAAGGAAATGTGGCCACGCTACCTTTCTCCTCAAAAGATTAATAGAATGGAAGATATCAAGTGGCTATCCAAGGCACTAGTATGTGTAAATAAAAAAACTAAGGACTGGGGCTTAGGGGAGCCACATATTGATAGATTTTATAAAAAGGGGGTGGGAAAGAAATTTCTTGCAAATGTGTCTGAGTATGATGAAGCTGAGCTAGAACGTGTTTGTGGCATCATGGATATTGTCGCGGTTGCAACCGCCAAGCAAGAGATGTTTACGGATTCAAAGTCGCTTCCACAAAAGACTTTTTGGTCTCTCTTATACATAGCAGAGTATATTTATGATCATTCATATAATATTCGTGACTATAGCAAATTGTTTAAGCTGGCTTACCACCTGGATACCGCTCTCGAAAGACAATCGAAAGCAGAGCAGGCGTCTGACACAGAGCAATTTAAGATCAGTCATAAGCAACTTTCGAAAGAAGATCTTGAAAAGAAGCTTAGCGAAGAAATTAAAGATGATAATTATTATTGGCGTTGGATTAATAGAAATGATGATTATAAATTACGAAAACAGCGCAAGGACTCGCTGATTGAAGCTCTCAAGGGTGATTCGGATAGAGAATCCTGCTTTGGGGAAGAACCCCTCCAGGATCTCGAACAGGCTGCTTAATGAGGTCTCCATTACGCTACCCTGGTGGCAAAACTCGTGCTGTAAAGCATATTTTGCCCCATATCCCAGATTGTGGGGAGCTTTGCGCCCCCTTTCTGGGGGGTGGCTCTCTTGAGTTGGCCATCGCTGCAAGAGGAACAAAGGTGTACGGTTACGACGACTTTGAACCTCTTATTTGGTTTTGGAAGGCTCTTCTAGAATCTCCCGAAGAGCTAGCAGATGAAGCCGATGAACTAAGAGTAGAGGGCTGTGGTCCTGATAACGAAAGAGGACTTCCAAAGGAGGATTTTAAAAATCTTCGTGAAGAGTTGCGAGGTCAAACAACGTTTTCTCTGGAGAACGCTGCTAATTTTTATGCTATTAATCGCAGCAGCTTTTCAGGTGCCACATTCAGTGGAGGTTGGTCTAAGAAAGCATCGTATGCCAGATTCACTGATTCTTCTATTGAGAGGATAAGGGACTTTAAAGAGCCAAATTTGGTTGTTGAACATGCAGATTTTAAAGATTCTATCTTGACACATCCAAATGCGTTCTTATACTTAGATCCTCCATACATGCTCTCTGAAAGAGAACGTGAAAAATTGTATGGAGATAAAGGAAATAAACACAAAGACTTTGATCACGAGGGACTTTTTGAGTTGTTGAAAGAGAGGAGCAAATGGGTGTTATCTTATAGTGGAGATATAGCAATTATAGAAGAGATGTATGAGGGCTTCGATATAATTGACATGAGCGGAAAGTGGTCTTACGGGATGAAAAACGTTCAATCAAGAAAAATAAAAGAAAAGAAAAAAATGGACAAGAGTTCAGAAATATTAATTATAGGAGATAAAAAATGAAAGAACTGTTCGAATCTTTTAGACAAAATGTTAGTGAAGCTAGTAATACGTTGCGCGCCGATGTTAACGAAATAATGTTTGCATCTTTTATGGCACATGGAGATTCAAGTAAATTCAAGAATAATAAAGAGGCGATGGAATACTTAGAAGATCGCAAAACCCGAATTTCCCCTGACGAATATAAAAATCAAGAAGGACGTGCGGAAGCAATGCACAAAGAGGTTATGAAGTGGGCTGCAGCCAATGGTTGGGACGGATCTGTTACTGCGGTCTGGTGGACAGCACGCCCCGGTGTTTTAGAAAAAGCAATTGGAGGCGAACCTTCTCGTGGAAACCCAACTGATATTCTGTTAGAATTTGATAATGAAGATTTTTTGGGAATATCCGCTAAATCAACAAAAAGTAAAGGAGACATTGGCTTTAAGAATCCTGGAGCTAGACCAATTGGGAATGCTTTGGGGATAGACATGCATAGCTATATTGGAAAGTTCACATCTGAATGGGTCGAAGAACACAATTTACCCAAATCTCAAAAAGAAAGAAAAAAATTCTTAAGAGAAGAGGGAAATGAGGCAATACGGCGAGAAGCCGAGGCGACAGGCTACGACATGTTGATGACGCTTAGAGACACTCTTTATAAACATCTCGCAGCGTTGGATGAAGAAGAGATAAGACAGCATATTGTTGATTATTGGTGTGACGCAGGAGATAACTATCCTTACTATATCAAGGCGACTGGACATGGAGATGAAAGGAGAGGATATTCAGCTTCAATTTCAGATCCGATTAAAAATGAGAAATATAAAGCTCTAATGTCCGAAGATATAGAGGTGTTCCGAGTTGGTGATACATCGATTGGGATTAAAGCAGGCAGAACACGAATAATGAAAATGAGGTTTAAGTTTGAATCTCAAAAAATGGCTTCTGGGATGAAAATGTCAGGCGACCCCTGGTAAAATATAGTTCATAAAACCGCAGGGAGGCACGGGTTTACAGGTGCCTCAATTTTTAAAACGAGGGTAGAATGACAAAGAAAAATGGTAGATTAAATACATCAAGCTTAATTGATTTGATTAACAAGAAGGCTGGAGAGACTTTGGCATATGATTTGACCAAGGACAATCCAACCGAAGTTAAGCAGTGGATTCCAACTGGCTCAACGTGGCTTAACAAAGTTATTTGTGTTGGCAATACCAATGCTGGAATTCCTGTTGGCAAGGTTACAGAATTAGCTGGACTAGAAAGTTCAGGTAAATCTTTTATGGCTGCTCAAATTGCAGCAAACGCTCAAAAGATGGGATTTCAAGTTGTCTATTTCGATTCAGAGTCTGCTATCAGTCCTGGTTTTCTTGAGCAGGCAGGTTGTGATTTGGGGGGAGTGGCTTACGTTCAAGCTAAGTCTGTTGAATATGTTTTTGAAACTATGGAGGAACTTATCGGAGAGCTGGATGAAGGCGTCGTTTTTATTTGGGACAGTGTTGCCCAAACCCCTACTCGCAAGATGTTAGATGAAGATTTTGATCCTCAGTCTTCTATCGGATATAAGGCTCGTCTTTTGTCTAAAGCTATGAAAAAGATAACGATTCCTTTAGCTAATAGTCAAAGTACTTTATTAGCTCTCAATCAATTGAAGACGAACATTACTACTGATAGAGCTTCGTTATTAACAGAACCATATGTGACCCCTGGAGGTAAAGCACTCCCTTATTCATATTCTCTCCGTATATGGCTTACAGCTCGTAAAGCAAAGGCATCGTATGTAACAAATGTACATGGATATAAAGTCGGATCTGAAGTAAAGGCACGCATCAAAAAATCACGTTTTGGATCCTTGGGAAGAGAATGCACCTTCAAAATTCTTTGGGGCAATGATGTTGGAATTCAAGATGAAGAAAGTTGGTTTGATGCCATTCAGCCATCTGAAAATTTACAACGCAACGGCGCGTGGTATACGTTAGTGTATAACGATGGAACTTCTGAGAAATTTCAGTTTACCAAGTGGGTTGAGAAAATGAAGAATGAGAAGTTTAAGAATCGAGTGTTAGAATTAATGGATGAGGTAGTGGTTCAGAGTTGGCACCCATTAATGGAAAATAACTCACCTGAAAAAACTTCTCTTGACGCTGATTAGAAAGTTCTTACTATTTATAATATATGGAACTGAAACGCTTAATCAGGGAAGCTATTGAAGATTCGCTATACCAAGCGAATGTTATAATGAGATATGCTCGTGATGAAAACTTAACATTGATTAATGATAGGTTACGAGGCATCTGTGGTATTACAATTGTTGACGTATTGGTTCCTTCAAAGATAGTTTCGAATGATGTAGATATTGTTACTTTGAAGGTTAAATTTTTCCTGCAGGGAGAAGACCTCAGAGAGCATCTACATAAAATGTCTGTAGAAGCCAGGAAAATCCCTGGTGTCTTTTCATTCATTCCAACTAGAGCCTCAAAACTTCAAAAAAAATCTGACAAGTAGAGGTAAAGATGTTAGTAAAAGGTCGTGTGTTGATCATAGATCAGCTTAATTTGTTTTTGCGTAATTACGTAATCAATCCATCTGAATCGCAGTGGGGTCCAATTGGTGGTGTCAAAGGCACCCTCCAATCACTTCAGAAGCTTTGCAACGATGTGAAGCCGGACTATATTGTAATCTGTTGGGATGGAGCCGGCGGCTCACTTAAACGCAAACAAATGAAGAAAGACTACAAGGCTGGCCGAGCCCCTCTGCGTCTCAATCGCGCTTTCCGTGATTTGACCGAGGACGAGGAAAAGAAGAACAGATACTATCAAGAAATAAGAATGGTAGAATACTTCAACCAAATGCCAGTCATCCAATTGCGGTTTGATAATGTTGAAGCCGATGACATCATTGCATATGTTTCCAACCTGCCAGAACTGTCAGAATGTGAAAAGGTGATTGTCTCGAATGATAAAGATTTCTTCCAGCTTGTAACTGGCAAAACTGTACTCATGCGTCCCGTAGAAAAAAGTCGAGTATACAATACGAATACGGTTCTCCAAGAGTTCAGCATTCATCCACATAATTTTGCTCTTGCAAAAACGATGATTGGCGACAAGAGTGATAATTTACCAGGAATTGCAGGCGTTGGCGAGGGACGAATCAAGAAGGACTTCCCTCAGTTTGTTAGTGAAGAACAAATCACGATTGATGAGCTGCTTGGATACTGCAAGGAAAAGTACGAAGAGAACAGTAAACGAAAATTATGGAAAGAAGTTGTTGACAACGAGGACGTTATTAGGTTAAACTATAAGATGATGCAACTTTACGCTCCACAGCTATCTTTGGATCACAAAAAAGATGTTCGCGATACTTTAGGGGATCCTGACTTATCTTTTGATAAGATGGAGATTTTAAAGATGATGATGAAAGACGAGTTCGCGCAAGTAAGCTTTTCAGGGCTTTTCCAAGCCTTCAAAAGAATGGCACAATAAGAGGGTTTTATGACTGAGGGTATAGATTTTTCTAAATACGGAAAGGCGTTTCAAGAATCGCTAGCTCAAATAATGTTTGAGGATCGTCCATTTTGCGATCAGATGGAGGAGGTGTTGGATGTAAAATTCTTTGAATTAAAATATCTGCGCACCTTTATAAACTTGGTTTTCAAATACCGCGAGCAATATAAAGTGCATCCATCAGTGAATGTCATCACATCCATAATAAGGACAGAGATGGAAGATTTGTCGCCAGCTCTCCAGAAGCAGGTAAGAGATTTTTATGTACGAGTTGAGTCCAGGCGTATTGAAGACAAAGAATATATTAAGAATACCAGCCTGGATTTCTGCAAGAAGCAGAAACTCAAAGAGGCTTTGGTTCAGTCTGTAGATTTGATTAAAAGCTCATCGTTTGATGAAGTCAAACAAGTTATCGACGAGGCACTTAAACTGGGATTGGATACTGACTATGGTCATGACTTCATAAAAGATTTTGAGGCACGCTACGAAATTAAGGCACGAAATCCTGTCTCAACTGGTTGGGATAAGATTGATAGTATAACCAGAGGAGGAATAGGTACCGGGGAGCTAGGCGTCGTCATTGCTCCCACTGGCGCAGGTAAATCCATGGCTTTAGCACATTTGGGAGCAACTGCTGCACAAAATGGTAAACATGTGGTACACTATACTCTAGAATTGTCCGAGACAATAACCGGGCAAAGATACGACAGCTGTATTAGCGAGATCCCCCTTTCACAATTATTCGAAAGGAAGCATGAAGTTCTGGAAGACATTTCAGATATAGAGGGCTCTCTGGTAATCAAGGAATACCCGACTAGGACAGCTTCGAGCAATACTATAAGAAGACATCTAGAAAAATTAAAAAAACAAAATCGAAAAATCGATTTGATTATAGTAGATTACGCTGATTTACTCAAACCTATGAAAAGTTATAAAGAGAAACGCAATGAATTAGAATCTATTTATGAAGACTTGCGCGCAATTGCACAAGAGTTTCATTGCCCCCTTTGGACGGCATCGCAAACAAATCGTTCTGGCTTAAACGCAGAAGTGGTGACTATGGAATCAATTTCGGAAGCTTTTAGTAAATGTTTTGTCGCAGATTTTATCTGCTCTATTTCTAGGACAACTAGGGATAAAAATAATAACCTAGCCCGAATGTTCATCGCCAAGAACCGGAATGGACCGGATGGGTTAATCTTTACGATGCACATGGATGCGGGATGCGTGAGTTTAAAAGTTATAGATAAGAAAGATTTAAGTGATGTAGTTTCAGCTTCAAGTCCAACAGATCTGGCTCAGAAGCTTCGTGATAAATATAAACAACAGAGAATACAAGGGGGAACGAGTTAGTGGAAATATCATCTAAAATTTTGTCCGATATCACAGTTCATATGAAGTACGCCAGGTACCTAGAGAAGGAGAACAGGAGAGAAACCTGGGAAGAAATAGTAACTCGCAATAAGGAAATGCATCTCAAAAAATATCCTGAATTAAGCGAAGAAATCGAAAAAGCTTATATTTATGTCTATGCAAAAAAAGTCCTCCCCTCTATGCGATCTATGCAATTTGGTGGCAAACCAATTGAGGTTGCTCCTAATCGCATCTATAATTGTGCTTTTCTTCCTGTGGATGACTGGCTCAGCTTTCCTGAGACTATGTTTCTCCTACTTGGAGGAACCGGTGTCGGATTTTCTGTCCAAAAGCACCATGTGGAAAAACTTCCAGAGATTCTCAAGCCGTCAGGTAAGAAGACTAAAAGATTTTTGGTTGCAGATTCGATTGAAGGCTGGGCAGATGCAGTCAAAGCGTTGATAAAAAGTTACTTTTTTGGCTCAACTCGTCTACGTTTTGATTTTTCTGATATCCGTCCCAAGGGTACCAAACTAGTTACTAGTGGAGGAAAGGCTCCAGGGCCTCAACCTCTGAGGGAATGTCTTGTTAAGATAGAAGGTATCTTGCAGGAGAAGGAGAGCGGTGATAAACTACGTCCTATCGAAGTTCACGATATTGTCTGCCATATTGCTGATGCTGTTCTTGCCGGGGGCATTCGCCGCGCTGCTCTTATATCCCTTTTTTCAGCTGACGATGAAGAAATGCTGGCTGCAAAAACAGGGAATTGGTGGGAAGAAAATCCTCAACGAGGAAGAGCAAATAATTCAGTAGTGCTGCTGCGTCATCGCATCCACAAAGATTATTTTATGGATTTGTGGGAGAGGGTTAAAGCATCCGGCTGCGGTGAGCCAGGATTTTACTTCAGTAACGATAAAGATTGGGGAACAAACCCTTGTTGCGAAATCGCTCTGCGTCCTTATCAGTTTTGCAATTTGACTGAGGTCAATACTTCTGATCTGAAGACGCAAGAGGAATATAACAGCAGAGTAAAAGCTGCAGCCTTTATCGGGACCCTTCAGGCTGGTTACACTGACTTCCATTATCTGCGTGATGTATGGCAAAAACAGACCGAAAAGGAAGCTTTGATCGGGGTCTCTATGACCGGAATCGCTTCTGGCAATGTCCTTGGACTGAATATGACTAAAGCAGCACAAGCAGTCAAGAGAGAGAACGCGAGGGTAGCCAAAGCCATAGGGATTAAATCTGCCGCACGCTGCACCACCGTCAAGCCGGCAGGCACAACCTCTCTAACACTTGGAACATCGAGCGGTATTCACGCTTGGCATAGCGACCACTACCTTAGAAGAATTCGAGTCGGGAAGAATGAATCTATCTACACTCATCTCCTTATACACCATCCAGAATTGGTCGAAGACGAGTATTTCCGCCCATATGATACAGCGGTCATTAGTGTCCCTCAGAAGGCTCCAGATGGCGCGATAACACGTAAGGAAAGTGCCCTACAGTTGCTTAAGAGAATCAAGACAGTTACTGAACAGTGGGTAGATCCTGGAACGCGCAGAGGACAGAATACTCACAATATTTCAGCCACCCTATCGATCAGAAATGACGAATGGACCGATGTAGGTGATTGGATGTGGGAAAACCGTGACTGTTATAACGGGCTCTCTGTATTACCTTACGATGAACACTCCTATAAGCAAGCACCTTTCGAAGAGTGCTCAAGGGAAAGATACCAAGTACTATATGATGCTTTGCAAGATGTCGACCTGACACAAGTTGTTGAGTTTGAAGATAACACAGACTTACACGGCGAACTAGCATGTTCAGCCGGCAGCTGCGAAGTAATTTAATACTTGACATTTCAAAAAATGTAGGTATAATACAAGAACAAGGAGGACGTAATGTCTAATAAAACTGAAAGTACTAAAGAAGATTATGTTATTGAATATATCAAGGCTTTTGCCACTGTGGAAAGGGAAATGGAACCCTACAAGGAACATAAAAGAGATCTTAAGATCAATTATGTCGAGAATGGGTGGCTATCTAAAGAAGATATCAGCTTGGCTGTTAAGGCATATCGCATTCTTCAGAAGGGCGAAGATATAGATGGCTTGGTTGTTGTCTATGAGAATCTCAGAAAGAGTATTATCTAGGAGGAAAAAATGTTTCTAAGACCCTGTAACAGATATCTTGTGGTTGAAACCATTGAAGAAGATCATTTGGAGGAGAACCCAAGAATATTGTTGCCCGAAGACTATAAACAAGCTAATCCGTTTGGAGTAGGAAGGATCGTATCTCGCTCAACAGACTGCACATTGGATGCACATGAGGGCGAGCTGATCGCCTTCTCTAATAATATGTTAGAGAAAATGACCTTGAACGGAGAAAGCTTTTGTTTATTGTTGGAGAACTATGTGTTGGGCATTCTAATTGAGATAGAGTAGCTACAGATATTATGGCTGTTGATTTTGAATGGGATACAGTAACTATAGGTACATCTATAGAGGCTATGGAATACGCTTTTAACGAAGGTACGCCTATTCTGTTTAATCAACAGCCATATCTTTTTGAATTTGAGGATTCCCCTCCTGGAGAGACAAAAAAAGAAAGGTGGGAACGTCTTGCGTCCGACGTGGCGATGCGAGGCTTAAATCCTTTTGCAGATAAGATAACTTCTATTAGGGTCGAAGAAAATTCTCTGGAAGTTATATGCGGTACTAAAAAATATAAAGTGTTTTGCAAGGAGATTATATTTTTCGACGACGAGAATATAGAAAACTTTCCATTTAACAAGTTGGAATTCAAAGGCTATCACGTATATGACTGGTTCATTGTTAGATCGGGGGCTAGCCACGAATATGATTTTTTGGAGAGTGGCGATGATTTCGTGAAGAAGATATATTTCTTCAGTAAAATTAATCTTCCTAGATATAAAGATTGTGTATCTTGCTCTACAATAGAAAAAGATAAGATTGATGACTTTGATTTCTCTTCGACTATGACGAGAATGAAGACGATAGGAATTATGGAAAAAGCTGGGATCAAAGGGACGCAACATACACGCACCTATCGATACCCTATAAAATTAGAGTTCATCGGTCGCAAAGTGGTTAAAATTAAAGAGGAAATCTTCTTGCAAGAAGGTATATATACCATCGATTCAAGAAGAAAAGAGAGTAGTGTTTAGATATGAGCTTTCATTTGGCTGGGATTATTCCAGTCGCCGGTTCAAAATTAGATTTTAATTTTCCGTGGCACGATTGCATGATGCCCATAGCACGCGATTATCTTGCTATAGAACGTGCTGTATTGGAGTGTGCATATGCCGGTTGCGAAACGATTTGGATCGTTTGTAATGATGATATGCAACCACTTATAAGATATAGATTAGGCGACTATGTTAACGATCCGGTGTGGGTCTACAGGCATTATGAATATGACAAGAGTGAAAAGAAGAAGCTGATCCCCATTCAGTATGTCCCGGTTCATCCTAGAGATAGGAACAAAAGAGATTGCTATGGATGGTCGATCCTTTATGGGGCCAAGATTGCCGACAAGATTAGCAAAGGACTAAGCACATGGATACGTCCTGATCGCTTCTATGTTGCTTTTCCCTACGGAGTTTACCCTCATTGGTTTCCCAGGTCTCATCGTCCAGCTATTTCTGCTGCCAAAGAAGCGAAAGTATTATATCGGTTTGAGGATAAGACAATAATGGATGGAGAATATTTGGGATTCACTTTTAACTATTCAGATTTGGAGCAATTTATGCGCGAGGTCAAAGAAAAATCAAGTGGACTATTTAAAGAGAACACAAGAGAAAGGATTCCAATTGGCGAAAGATATTCTTATAGATTCTTTACATTGGACAAAGTGTTTGATACTATAGACACGAGCAATGTAACATATATTGATGTTGAAAAATATTATAGGATTGATTCGTGGGATTTATATTGTGACTATATGGAAAAAGAGGCGAAAACATTTTATCCCATCCCAAGAAGTTTAATAAATGGTGCAGAAATTAATCCCGTAGGGGTTGATGAATAGCGAGGCGAAATGAACATAGAAGATTTGATAGGGAACACTCCCTTGGTGGAATTAAAACACAATATTTACGCTAAGTTAGAAACTTTTAATCTTTCAGGGAGCATTAAAGATCGGATCATACTATATATTCTCATTGACGCTGAAGGCAAAGGCAAAATTAATGAAAAAACTACGCTGGTTGAGGCAACGAGTGGCAATACTGGTATTGCTCTTTCTATGCTTGGCGCTATAAAAAATTACAAAGTTAAGATTATAATGCCCTCGAATATGTCTGCAGAACGCAAGCAGCTAATGCTCGCTTTCGGCGCAGAAATAGTCGAAGTGGCACCCAACGATTTTCCAAGCGCTATAGCTCTAAGGGACAAGTTTGTCCAAGAGAACGAAAACTTCTGGTCACCTAATCAGTTTTCAAACCCTCTCAATGTCAAATGCCACGAGGAAACAACTGGCAGAGAAATAACACGACAGCTTTATATCGAGAGATTTAAGGATATTGATGTGTTAGTGTCGGGTGCAGGTACAGGAGGAACTATTATGGGAGTTGGCAAAGCTTTGAGAAAAATCAATCCCAATCTCAGGATCGTACAAGTAAAGCCAGCAGAACCGCCTCTAGACCATGGTATTCAGGGAATAGGAGACGGCGGCGATTATCTTGTCGATCCAGCTTTTATAGATGAGGTTATTTACGTAAATACCGAAGATGCAATACAAAAATCTCGTGATCTAGCTTCCGAGGGACTGCTCGTCGGCGTAAGTTCAGGAGCAAATATCTGGGCTGCTGAGAAATATATTGAAGATAACAGTTTTGATGGCAATATTATTACGTTTCTTCCAGATCGTGGTGAGAGATACTTGAGCTTATTTTAACATTAAGGCAGATTGCACTATTTAAAAGCGATGCACATTCCAAAGTGTATTTTATAGGAGAAACAAAATGGAAATGATTAATAAATCTTTTGAACTGGTAAGTAATTGCGTAGGTAAACTCACAGAGTTGCTTTTGCTCACGCTAGCGCTCGCCATCGTCGGACAGGTTCTTTATGGCGCACCCGTATTCGGGATGGATGTTGTAGGAAATGTTGTTGGCGTTATTAAATCTCTTGGAGATTCTGGCTTTGTCGGCTTGCTGGCAGTCATCCTTTTGGGGGGTATTTTATTAAAAAAGTGAATTAATTAGTTGATTTTTTATATCTCCGTTGTTATACTAGTATGGCTTCGGAGATTTTTTTTGGAGGTTTATATGAAAAAAGCAGACTCTTTTATTCCATTCGTGGGATTACACGCGCATAGCGTAGTGGGATCACCGTTCGACGCATTTGGATATCCCCAGGAGCATATGGATTATGCTTACAAGAACGGCAGTAGAGCCTTGGCCTTGACGGATCATGGCAACATGAACGGTATGGCACACCAAGTAATGCATGCAAAAGAGATGCAGCGCCAAAATAAGAATTTCAAACCCATCTTTGGGGTTGAGGCTTACTTCATCCCGTCGATTAAAGAGTGGAAAATGCTTTATGAGCAGGCAAAAGAAGATAAGAAAGAAGCCAAAAAACTCCAAAAGAACGATGGCAAAATGACCACTGAAAATGAGGGAGATTCTAAAAAGAAGAATGATCCTCTTTATCGACGCCGCCATCTAGTATTATTAGCTCAGAACCAAATAGGTCTCAATAATATATTCAAAATGATCTCTTTATCTCACCAGGGAGACAACTTTTACAGATACCCCAGGCTTGACTACGATATTTTAAATGCCCATAGTGAGGGAGTAATAGCGTCTTCTGCGTGTCTTGGGGGTGTATATGCGGGTAACTACTGGGACAACGTTGAAAGCGGTCCTGACGCGATTCTGGAGGCAATGAGAGAAACTACCGAAAAAATGCAATCTATTTTCGGGGATAGATGGTTCGGAGAATTGCAATGGAACAGTGTCCGAGAACAGCATGAACTCAATGAATATATTATACAAATACATTACGAGACGGGAATAGAGTTGATATCGACTGCGGACAGTCATTATCCGAACCCTGAAGCCTGGAAAGATCGTGAGCTATACAAGCGCTTGGGTTACTTGAATCGACCCAAGAAGCCAGAATGGATGTCTGACGGCTTACCTGAGAGCGTAGCAGAGATTGGCTATGAGCTATATCCCAAGAATGGCAATCAGATGTGGGATTCATATAAAAAGTATTCTGAGGAAAGTCGGACCATCTATAATGACGATCTGATTTACGATTCAATTGTGAAAACGCATTGGATTGCTCACGAGATCATCGAAGACTTCTTTCCAGATGATACAGTACGTCTTCCTGGATTTGTGATTCCAGAGGGGCAAACTGCAACCGAAGCTTTGATGAAGGCTGCTGTCACTGGTTTGCGTGAATTGGGGCTTCACACGAGCGAAGAGTATTGTGACAGACTCAAACTAGAACTCAATGTCATTGTTGATCGAGGTTTCTCAAAATACTTCCTCACAATGAAAGCCGTCGCTGACAAAGCGTCTGAGCATATGTTGGCCGGTCCTGGCAGAGGCTCAGCGGCAGGCTCTTTGACAGCTTATGTTCTGGGTATCACTCAGGTAGATCCGATTAAGCATGGCTTGTTATTCAGTCGTTTCTTGAGATCCGACGCAACTGACTATCCAGATATTGACTATGATGTTTCGGATGCTTTTGGGCTGAAGGAAATCTTGGCTCAAGAGTGGGGCGATACAACCGTTGTTCCGATATCGAATTACAATACGCTGCAATTAAAATCTCTAGTAAAGGATATTTCTAAGTTCTACGAAATTCCATTTGCGGAAGTGAATATGGTAACAGGACGAATGGTCAAGGAGGCTACCCCCAAAGCAAAAGAGAAGCAAGGAATTAAAGCAGGACTTTATATTCCTACATTTGAAGAAGTAATGGAGTTCTCTGATAGTTTACAAGATTTTTTGGCAAAGTATCCTCACATCAGAACTCATATTGAGGCACTATATGGACAAATACGCTCCATAAGTCGCCACGCTGGCGGTGTTGTGATTGGTGAGAATCTGGACAGACATATGCCTTTGATCCAAAGCGGTGGCGTGATACAAACTCCTTGGGTGGAAGGGCAGAATTTACGTCATCTGGAACCAATGGGTTTTATTAAATTTGATCTCCTTGGTCTTTCTACACTAGAAATGATTGAGTCAGCCGTTGCTCACATCTTGAGACGCCACCATGGTGTGACAGATCCCACTTTTGAAGATATCAAAAAGTATTATGATGAGAATTTGCATCCGGACAGGATTAATCTCAGCGATCAAAATGTTTATAAGAACATTTTCCAGGAAGGGAAATTTATTGGAGTGTTTCAATTTACCAACTCAGGTGCTCAAAGATTCTGTAAACGGGTACAGCCTACTAATATTATTGATATTTCAGCTATTACTTCCATCTATCGTCCAGGTCCGCTAAGTGCGAACGTCGACCGGTCCTACGTCGCGGCAAAGAGAGACCCCGATGAGATACACTATATTAACGATTTGGTCAAAGAAGTAACGGAAGAAACATCTGGGTTCCTGATTTTCCAAGAACAGATTGCCCTCTTGGCTCACAAGCTAGGAAAGGACCTGACATTGGACGAGGGCAACAAGCTTCGCAAACTTCTGACTAAGAAGGGAGAAAAAGGCAAAGGAGCCAAAGAGAAGCAGAAGATACGTAGTAAGTTTATGGCAGGATGCTTGGAAAAGAACATAGACGCAACCACAGCCGGCGAATTATGGCGCAATTTTGAATACTTTTCTGGCTATGGCTTTAATAAATCGCATGCTGTTTGTTATACTATTCTTTCTTATCAATGCGCATGGCTTTTAAATTATTACCCAGAGTGTTGGGTTGCTGCCTTCTTGGATAAAGAACCTGAAACCAGAAAAGAAGCAGCAATTTCTTTAGCCAAACAATATGGTTTTAACGTTCAGGATATCGATATCAATACCTCGTCTGGAACATATTGGGGAATTAGTGACGACGGCAAAACTCTTATTCAATCTCTGAATTCTATTAAGGGACTGGGGGAATCGGCCATCAAGCAGATAGTGGAGAATCGCCCTTTTAAAGATGCTGAAGATTTGCTGTTTCGTGAAGAAGTGGTTTACTCTAAATTTAACAAGAAAGCCTTAGATGTTCTGTGTAGATCAGGTGCTCTGGAAAGTGTCATAGATGACAGATTCTCAGGAATGAAACATTTTTATCATGCTTGTGTGGTTAATCGCCCAAAGAACAAGAAGAAATTATTAGAAAACATAGAGGAGTTTAACGACGAAGGCGAGTTTTCTCACGAAGAAAAGATTGAGTATATTACTGATTTAACTGGCATCTTTCCTTTCGAGATCGTTATGTCAAAGCAGGTTGCAGCTGCAATTCGCAGATACGAAGTCCCTCCTTTGGGAGAATGGGACCGAGCGCTAGCTGCAGCCTGGTTTATTCCTCGTGAAAAAATTGTCAAGAAGACGAAGAATGATAAAGTATATTGGGTTCTGAAAGTGATTGACAATACTTCAACGGCGAACGTTATCCGCGTTTGGGGTGTAGATCCTGAGCGTCATGAGATTCACATGAATCGTCCTTACGGCGCACGTTTGGATTACAATGAAGAATGGGGATTTAGTTTGAGGCTAAACAAAAGAAACAGATTGGTTTTATTGGAGTAAGGAATGACTAGGAAAATAAAAAGAAATAAACAAAAGAAGCAAAAGAAAGAAGCGCAAAATAGAGTAAAAGAACAAATGTTTTTATTTGGAAAGATTCCCAATAAATGTTTGACTTGTGATGAAAAGTTTGACAAAAAGAGTAAAGACGATGCAATGACTTGGAAAGTTGTTGTGAGAGAAGAGGAAGAGAAAGTTCATTTGTATTGCCCTAGATGCTGGGGCACAGCTGAAAGACTAATAAAGGAGGTCATCAATGATACTTGAATTTACCAAAGTTGAAGAGAGCGCCATAACCCCAACCAGAGGAAATCCATCAGATGCGGGTCTAGATCTATATGCTTTTTTAGAGGAGGGTCCGATAACGATAAGGTCTGGTGAAAATAAAATGATCCCGACCGGTCTGCGTTTTGGGATCCCCCATGGATACATGCTGCAGGTTTGTAATCGCGGAAGTATGGGAGCTAAGCGCTCTCTTATCGTCGGTGCACACATTGTAGATTCTGGGTATGATGGAGAAGTATTTATCGACTTGCACAATATTGGAATGGGCACACAAATAATCCGCAGCGGAGAGAAAATAGCCCAGGTAATATTGGTACCAGTAGTCCATTTCCGGCCCAGAGAAAACAAAGAAGGTGATCTCTATGAGAAACAAGGATTGACAATTAGTGATCGTGGCGATGGTGCCCTAGGGAGCACTGATGTAAGGCAAGGAGTGTTGCTATGATGACCGATAAAGAAAGACAATCTCATTCGAAAACAGTTGAGATACCGCTAGCAGAGGCAGATAAATGCTCCATAGAAGGTATTACCCCAGGTATTACCCCGGCTCCGAAGAAGAAATGCGCTGGCAATTGCTGCGGCAAAAAGAAAGAACCAGGCAGTATGGTCGACCATCCAGCTCACTATAATACTGGTAAGTGTGAAGTTATCGATGTTTTAGAAGATTGGGATATGGGCTTTCATTGTGGGAATGCCATTAAATATATTTCAAGACATAAACATAAAATGAATCCCGCCCAGGATATTGAAAAGGCGATCTGGTATCTACAGCGTTACTTGGGCAAGATGAATGAAGACACTTGATCTACATAATGTAAGGCATAGCGATGTAGAGAAAAAGTTTATGGAATTCATTAGTCATAGAAATGCTGATCACGTGCCCTTTCGAATCATAACGGGCAAATCTAAGAGGATGCATAACTTGGTTGTTGAACTTCTAAAGAAGAATGAATATGAATGGCGCTATGACGGATTTATCAATGTGGGAGCGCTGATCATTACCGATAAACCATTCCCAGAGCCTAGTTAAAAATAGATGTCTGAGTGGTTTACAGGATCTGGAGAACAAATATCTTTTGAGGGTATACTTGATCTTGTCTTAGATCACGGAGAAGACGGGGGTACCGTCTATATTGGCACTGATAGTATGATAAAGAAGAAGAAGTGCATTTTCTGTACAGCCATATGCTTACACGGCGATGCGAGGCACAGTAACAGATACTTTTTCAAAAAAATAGAGACACATTCAAAAGATTATGAAGTTTTATTTCAAAGAATTATGACAGAAGTACAGAATTCTGTTGACATTGGGTTGAAATTGTTGTATTATTATCCTGATATGAATATTGAATTACATCTTGATATTAGTAAATCGGGTGGAAATACTAAGACTAGTAAGATGGCTGATATGTTGGTAGGATATGCAAAGGGAAGTGGTTTTGAATGCAGAACAAAGCCGCTCGCGTTTGCCGCCTCATCAGTCGCAGATAAGCATTCTAAATAAAGGAGTATAAGTGAAGGAGGCATTATCATATGATGATGTATTATTGGTTCCTCTCTATAGCGATATAGAAAGTAGGAGCCAAGTAGACATCCACAGTGATTTATCAGAAGAGATAAGACTAGATTTACCTATCATTTCCAGTCCCATGGATACCGTAACGGAAAATCATATGGCGATGGAAATGCAGAAGGCAGGAGGTCTAGGAATTATTCATCGTTATAATTCGATTGAGGAGCAGATTAGGATTGCTGCTCGTGTATTATTAGAAGAAGAAATAATCATCGGCGCAGCAATCGGGATGACTGGCGATTTCGAGGAACGGGCGCTAGCCTTGCGATCTGTGGGGGTCAAAGCTCTTTGTGTCGACGTAGCTCATGGTCATCATATAGTGATGGAAAGATGCCTTAAGACTCTCAGGGACCGCTTAGGGGATTCTATGCATCTTATGACAGGAAACGTTGCAACCCTAGAAGCCTTCGAAGACTTGGCATCGTGGGGGGCAGACTCCGTAAGGGTCGGAATCGGAGGAGGATCGATTTGCTCTACTCGTTTAGTTAGTGGTCATGGCATACCAACCTTTCAGAGCGTCTTAGACTGCTCCAAGACCACCACGGACGTCAAAATAATAGCTGACGGAGGTCTCAAGACATCGGGGGATATGGTTAAGGCTCTCGCCGCAGGCGCAGACTTTGTTATGGTTGGCTCTATGCTAGCAGGTACCGACGAATCTCCTGGAGAGGTGTTTTCTAATGACGCGAACAAGAAGTATAAAGTATATCGAGGAATGGCTTCGCACAGCGCACAAAGCGACTGGAGAGGTAAAGCTTCAACACCAGAGGGAATTTCTACTTCTATCCCCTATAAGGGAAGTGTCGCAAGTGTCTTGAGGGATCTAGCCGGTGGAATACGCAGCGGGCTATCTTACTCAGGAGCAACGAGTCTTAAAGAACTACGCTCAAAGTCGACCTTCATAAGACAGTCAACAGCCGCCCAGATTGAAAGTTCAACACATATTTTAAGGAGAGATTAATGCCCAGAGATCCTTCAAAACCAGATCCCAATAATCGTAAGAAGTTTATGTTTTGGGACTCAGATAAGCGTCAAGCAGATTTGAGAATAAGATTACAGCAAGATGGTTTTACACAATCTCATTTCTTTCGCGCCATGATTACCGGATACTTAGAAAAAGATGAGAATATATTAAAGTTTTTAGATGAGTACAAGGGCAAGTATATCACTCAAGGTCAGAATAAGAGAAAACAAATCGAAAGGTCATATAAAGCCGGCGCTGAAACAAAGAAACAGTTCGCGCTTGATGAGAATGAGATAGAAGATATCTTTGATATCATATCAGAGGAGTTTCCAGAATTATGAAATGTATCGAAGCCGCTAGAAAAGATAAGATACCATGTTGTAAAAAAGAATGCAGAAAATGGATTGATTATCCCAGTGAACTTAACTGTATATTAGAAACAGTAAAGAGGGCAGGAAGCCATCGTTTGACTCTGCGCGAATGTTCTAAGCGCTTGAATATAAGTTTTGTTAGAGTAAAACAGATAGAGGATAAAGCTCTTAAAAAGTTGAAAGCGAGAGATCTAACATCCTTTAAGGATTAAATATTAGGATTTTTAGTATTTTATATACTATTTACCAATGAATCTTTTTATTCTCAGGAGTTACATAATGAAAAAGAGCCTTCTTACCGAATCAGAAATCAGAAAGTTTATGAAGTTTGCCAATATTGATGGCAGCGCCGCAGAGAATTTTGTCGAGACCATCCAAGAGGAATGGGGTAGTAAAGAGGACGAATATAAGCGCCGCGACGGCAAGAAAGCCGGCGATATTGGAGGTCACTTCAAGGACGACGAAATGGACGAAAGTCTTGAAGAGGAAGAAATCGTAACTGAAGAAGGGGTTAACGAAGAAGAAGACGTCGTAACCGAAGAGGAAGAGGTCAACGAAGAAGAAGAGATTACCGAGGAAGTCCTTACGGAAGATGATGTTGATGTCAAAGAATTAGTCCGCAAATTGATGCAAGTTATTTCTGATGAAACTGGCGTCGAGGCAGAAGTTGTCGATGATGAAGAAGTTGTCGATGATGAAGAAGTTGTCGATGACGAAGTAGAAGTCGATGACGAAGTAGAAGTCGGAGACGAAGAAGTTATCGATGACGAAGAAGTTGTTGGTGATGAATTAGAGGCTGGTGACATGGACGACATGGCCCCAGATGATGAAGTAGAAGATCTTGAGACTTTAGAGGTCAGCGAAGATACTGAAGGTACATTGGCTGAGATGGATGCTCTTGTCGACGAAGTAACCAAGCGAGTTGCTGCTAGGCTCCTTGATCAGTAAACTATCAAGAATATAGGTTATTCTCAAGGCAGGGTTCATCCTTGCCTTTTTTTTTGAAAATTAACTTCGGAGTATGTTATGATGAAATATAAAATGTTTGCAGAAAAGAAGGAAGAGGTCGAAGAGGAAGAAGAGAAAGGTGTTGATGATGCCGGCGCAGAAGAAAATGTCGTAGCAGAAGAAATTGTAAATGTAGAGGATCTGTCTTTCTTGATGAACTTGGGTAACTCTATGAACGAGAACGCCCCAAAGATTAGAGCGACAGGAATTTACGGCGATATCAACGAAGAAAAGTGCTCTGAAGTTATTCATTCTATGCTGATGCTTGAGCAGTCAGGAAAGACTCTCCACTCAGAAGATCCAGAAGATCCAGAATCTGAGCTTCTTGAAGAATATGAGCCCTTTGATTTCTATCTCTCTACTTTCGGCGGGTCTGCCTTAGATATGTTTGCTGTTTATGACGTGATGAGAAGAGTTAGAGAAACGACACAGATAAGAACGATTGGAATCGGAAAGGTAATGTCTGCCGGAACTTTGTTGCTAGCAGCCGGAACCAAAGGCGAGAGACAAATTGGCAAATATTGCCGCGTAATGATACATGGTGTCATAGCAGGGCAGTCGGGGCATCTCTTAGATATAGAGAATGAGTTTGAGGAATCTAAATTGACTCAAAAATTATATATCGATGCACTATCCGAAGAGACGAGTATGACCCCTAGATACATCAAGAACTTGATTAAAAAGAAAACTAATGTCTATTTATCAGCCCAAGAAGCTGTGGATTTAGGGATAGCAGATATAATAGTATGATGTGGCGCAAGATTTGGTTTAATAAACGGTCTTCTAGGAGGTTTGGTTGGACCCCTGAGTGGTTTGGTCTGAGAGATTTTGATATTGAATTGATTGACGAGGTGATGATCTTCCAGCGCAATCACGATCTTAAACAAGATGGAATGGTTGGTACCAACACCTTCAGAAGATTGCAAATGTATCACGACTTGGATCTTTTTGGAGATGATAATAGGATTTTGGTTAACGGCGTCAAACGCTCTATTGGTTGGCATAAAGTCAAGCGTGATTTAATTCCTTCCAACTGTTATCGAACCGTTAAGACACCGAGAAAGCCACATGTAATAGTTACTCATTTTGATGTTTGTACCAGCGCCGAATCTTGCAAGAAGGTGTTGGAGAAGCGAGGCATCTCAACTCACTTTGTCATTGATAATGATGGGACGATTGTTCAACTAGTCGACACAAATCATATAGCTTGGCATGCCAGGAGTGCAAACAAATATTCTATTGGTATCGATATTTCTTCAGCTTATTATACCAAATATTTCAATACTTATACCAAGAAAGGATTTGGTCCGCGCCCAATTTTAGCAGATAGCGTTGTCCATGGCAGGCACCTAGACGCACATCTAGGATATTATCCTGAACAAATTCAAGCTTATAAGGCTCTGGTTCGCTATTTATGTAAGGTATATAAAATTCCTTTGGATTATCCAAAGGATGAAAAAGGTAAGCTGTCGACTACTGTACATAAAGAGGCAGCAAGAAATAAGTTTCGAGGCGTCGTTAATCATTATAATTTAACAAGAAACAAGATTGACACAGTTGGTCTAAAGATCGACGAGATTGTTGAAGATATTAAAAGATTGGAAGAGGAGAGATAGTTGTGAAATTTAAAATGACAGAGACACAAATTGATGAAGCACTTAAAGCTTCTAGAAAGTCCGAAGAGGAATCCAATTCGTTTGATTTGCTAGCTGAGATAGAGAAGAGATTTCGTGAATCCAGCGAAGATGTTTCATTGCTTAAAGAGGAATCTAGATTCAGTATGGTAATTTCTATACCGAAGATGGTTCCCTCAGAAGCGTGGGGAAATCCCGATTCCCAGAGCAGGCAAGAAATAGAGAGAGTATTTTCCGTTATTACCGGTGGTAGAGATATTCGCCAAAGAATCCAAAGTATAAATAAATTTCTTACTCCTGCATCCGCTCGTAGAAAGAGTTCGCCGTCAGTGATTCTCAATATGATGATGATTGTGGAAGCGTTACAGGCGACACTGAATGATTATAATGAGAGCGCAGCAGGATTTGTTTTTGAGGGATTTATGGCAGCATTGACTGGCGGTAAACAGATTGCTGGTAAAGTTGCTGGCACTCTCCCTATTGAAGACTTCGTTGCCTTTTCTGAGTTTGGTGCCGATCAGCCGGTTAGCTTGAAGCTCTTGGCTGGGAAGCGCCAGAGCGCCATAAAAGGCAGCTTTACAAACTTGGTTGATTTTCTTTTAGTGAGGGGTTCGCCGGCAATTAAATATTTGGTGGCTTACAAGGAAACATCTGGCAAAGGTACTGTTGAAAAAATTAATATAAAAGTTTTCGATATTACAATAGATAATTTTATCGATTTTATGGAAGGGGTCGGTGGAGGATCTTCGTTGATTCAGAATACTTCTGTGGGGAAACACGGCAATAAGAAGAAATATATCGAACGCTATGGGACATCCGATAGCACGCAACTCGCACGCCTAGCTTTCAAGACATTCGCAGAGAGAGGTAAAGAATCCCTTCCAGAGATAGCTCCTCTTATCACGGATTTCCATGGATATCAAAAAGCCGGATTGCTTAATAAGTTTATTGAGACTGGAGAATTGCCTAGAGAACTCTCACCGGAAGAAAAGGAGGCAGAAATTGCAAGACGTACAGCCACGCGCAAAAAAGATTACTCGGCAATACCGACGACGGCAGACCAGCAGGATAGTCTTGTGGAGGCAATTCACCACAATCTGGACAATAAACAGCTAACTTTGAATGAAGCATTTCATTATCTAGAGAAAAGGGCGCTATTGTCGGAAGCGCTATTGTCGGAAGCAACGGGTGACAGTCAGTGGGCAGCAACTTACCCTCAATTAGAAAAGCTTTCCACCACAATCAATCTAGAATCATATGGAGAGCTAGATTTATCTCAATCCAATATTGATCAACTAACAGAAATATATTCTGAGATATTAGGGGGCGAAATCAAGACACTTCTGTCCAAGACCAAAGACTTGACCGAAAATATTGGAAAATATTATTCTGAAAAAAGAAGAAACAAAGCCCAGGCAGCTGGCCAAGCTGCACGCGGGGAAGCTGATGGAATTAAACAAGTTCTGGAAGGCGATCCAAGATACAAAAAAGATTAATTGCATTCACCCCTTGACAAAATATGTTTTTGTGTTTATAATATAATCGTATACACAAAATCTCTATGCAGGGATTTCAAAAGAGGTAATAATGACAGATCAGACAATCTGCAAGAAATTTCAGGATGGCACGCAGCTACAGACGCAAATACTTAAAGGTATCAATGACTTAGCGGATATAGTAGGATCGACTTTGGGTCCGAAAGGACGCAATGTGCTCTTACACAAGAAGAATGCGAACCCTGTTATCACAAAGGATGGAGTGACGGTAGCTAAATTTGTGGATTTTGAAAATCCTTTTGAAAATGCAGGAGCCCAACTGATCAAACAGGTGGCATCTCAGACGAATGCCGTCGCTGGAGACGGTACAACGACGTCGACCATACTTACGAGAGCATTGGTCAACGCCGCACACAAATACGTTACTTCCGGCGCTAATCCGTCTGACATCAAGCGAGGCATGGATAAAGCCACAGAAGCAGTTGTAAAAAATCTAAGGGATATCTCCAGGCGGATACAATCACAAGAAGATATCGAGCATGTAGCCACAATATCAGCCAACAACGACAGCACGATTGGCAAACTTATTTCGACAGCAGTTGAGCAAGCTGGTCATGACGGGTCAATAACCATTGAAGATGGCCGTTCTTTCGAAACAACGCTAGATGTTGTGGAAGGGTTTCATTTTGATTCTGGCTACTTTGCCGGTGCCTTTGTCACCAACAAAAGAAGGGGGGCAGTTGAGTATGATGAGCCTTATGTACTGGTAACTGATTATAAAATTAGTAGCGTAGAGGATATCCTTCCGGCATTAGAACTTGTATCCAGAGAGGGGAAACCTCTCTTGATCATCGCAGAAGAGGTTGAGGGGCAAGCCCTCGCCGCCCTAATTATGAATACGGTACGTGGGACAATGAAGGTTGCGGCGGTTAAAGCTCCACGCTACGGACAGGAACGTAGGGATATACTCAAAGACTTGTGTCTATCTGTTGGCGCAACTTTTATTAGTCGCGAATCAGGTAAGAAACTATCCGAGGCTAAGCTAGCTGATTTTGGTAATTGTAAAAAGATTGAAGCTCTTAAGAATAGTACAACCCTAGTAGGTGGAACAGCAGATTGGGATAAAGTAGATGAGAAGATAGTTTCCCTCAAAGAGCTTATCAAGGTTACTGACAGTCTTCAAGAGTGTGAGAGGTTACAAGAGCGCATAACACGCCTAGCTAGTGGGGT